CCAGTTGTGGTAGAATAAAAGAATGGCACACCAAATGTGGCCACCAAATCTCGTTGACTGGTGATTAAATAGGTTTTGTCGGCGTTGGCAGCAGTTGTGCCAGCAGCAACAGTTACTCCATCGCCTGCCACTTTGTTTTGTGCAGTGGCAATGAGGAAATACGGTACGGTGTTAACGGCTGAAGGGATATATTGACTTTCGTCAATTACTGTTACTTCTACGCCTGGGGATACTAGAGCCATGGTGGGTTCCTTTTCAAGTTGCAGATATTTATGGGTATATTCAAAAAACGGTGTCGTAGACTGCCCTTACCGTAAGGTTCATGCATAAATACCCCATGAGACCCATGTGCCCGGCCTGCAATCAACGACCTCGAGCTGTAAACTGCCATAGAGATGGCAAGATATACTATCGCAGTCGCTGCGAAACTTGCACAAAGAAAAATCGCAAAATCAAAGCGCCAGTGCCTCGCTGGCAATCAAGCGGATATAAGAAAAAACCCACATGTGATCGATGTGGGTTTAAGGCCAGACATCACAGTCAGTTGCTAGTATACCATGTGGATGGCAACCTCAATAACTGTGAGCTTCGTAATCTAAAGACCGTGTGTATGAACTGTGTGGCAGATTTAAAACGTACAGATTCTACGTGGAAACCCGGGGATCTTGAACCAGACTCTTGACCTGTTGATACAAGTCGTCTAGTGTGCCGTTATTGTCTAGCACAGCATCAAACTCAGTTCCTACCCAAGCAGTTTCTGACGCATGAATGCCTAGTTTTTCCAATTTGCGCTGACTCAGCGCCCAAGTTGAGTTGCCATTAGCACCGCGATTGACACTTACGGCTGCATTATACCAGGCAGGTTCGTTGCCCCGTACCACACGTATCACACGTCCGCCAGCTTTTTTGATAGCTAAAATTTCGTTGGGAAAACGGCAGTCTGAAATTACCACATCATCCTGGCTGTGGCGCAGTTTGTTTTCCAAGCTGGCAATCCAGATGTCATCATGAAACCCAGCTCTGCACACTTCTGTGCCCCAGTATTGTAGTATCCAACGTGGGGTAAGTGTGGGCATGTGCAGGCGTTCTGCCCACCAGGGATCCACTTGTTCTCGCCATTCACGGGCCATTTTTGTGCGCCCTTCCAACATGGTTCTGTCCCATCCAAACACTTGTGCCACAGCATCTTTTAGTGTGCTTGCAAAACTTTCTCTACGAAAGTGATGTAAATTCACAAGATAATCAGCAATGGTGTCTTTACCAGACCCAATGAATCCACATATACCAATGATCATATATTTTCCTGTTAAAGTGTGAGCCACTGACTTATTAGATCGTTTTTTATAGGCAAAGTTTTAAAAAAACTTTCGTTCCTTGTTTGATCTAACATGAGGTTGTAAATTAAAAATTTTGTCCACAAATCTGGTCTGTGATTGCTATGGAAAAATGCTTTAATTTGTTTAAGGTTATAGCCCATGTTTTCACAACAAGTAAGCATTTGATCTAACTGAGCCCGATATTGGTCTGGAATTACCTGTATACTCAGTTCCTCTGGACCAATCAGCGGTGTAAAGTTAACGTTTTTAATATTGTAAGTATTTTTCAAATGCAGTAATGTTTCTTCAAGAAACCAAATGTTCAATGCACTCACTGTTACATTAACATAGTATGATATTCCGCTGTTGATAACAGTTTTGAGATTGGCGCTTACCAACTCCCAGTCAGTGCCAGACCGTATGTTTGAAGCACGGTCTTCTACAGCATCAATGCTGAGTTGTAGAAGTAAATTGGGAAATTTTTTCCACAAAGATACCAAGTCTGTTTGTTTGTATTTTAAATTTGTAAGATTAATTGAAATGCGTATTTCAACGTTGGTGTGCCCTATTTCTATTAGAGTTTGCAATAAATCAACATGTTCTTGAGTTAGTGTGGGTTCACCACCAGCTATCACTATCCTTCTGAGTTTGGTTAAGTTTAATAACTTTAGTTTTTCTGATACTGTGTTGTCTTTGGTTATTTTTATCAACGGAGCAAATTCTTCTTCCCACTTGGAGCTAAAGTGTGGTCCACAACTCCTGCAGGCCAAATTACAAATGTTGTTTGATTTGACATTTATTTCTTGTATGTGAACTTTGTCAAAATCAGTATAGTATTGATCAAATGTGTTTGCATAGCTTTTCCCAGTTTCTAAAAAACTGTAATGACATTTTTTACATCCTGGTGGTACAGTGCCTGTTAAAAAATCTGCACGTTCTTGTTTGAATGTATCCTCGATAGGATCAATCACTGGCTTAAGACAGTTCAATTCATAAACACAGCACGGCCCAGCTTGGCCACTGGGCTGGAACGCTACGCTAACCCAGGGTGCTTTGCATATGAAATTAGATTTAGTCATTTGTTGATTTGTATAAATTTCTCTGTTAATGCATTTGGTGCTATTTGATCATGCATCATAAGAACATCAATGGACAATCCACAATAGCCATACTTTGTTAGCATGGCAGACACACAATCAAGTTCTTCCTGGTAACGTTGCTGATTCACAGTATAATTATGTTCTAAATCATCTGCCAGAATTTTTGGATCAGTTGTAACCAAGTCATGCAATGCCAGAGTGTTTTTGTAAATTTGTTCTAGCCGTTTGTCAACATCAATTTCTTGATCATAGTCTGGACAAGGCAAATAATTTTCAAAAGTTTTGTACCCTAACGATCGAAGTCTTGCCAATGTACCCACAGGACCAGCAATCACAAAAGGATGTCGATTGTTGATTGCTTTATAGGTTTTTTCTGTGGCACGGGCCGACGTTAAAGTGTGTTGTTCAAACATGCTTTCACTAATCAAACTCATGTTGGTATCTGCAAATACAGTTGCATCATAACAAAAATAATTACAGATGTGAATGCTGTCGCCACTTAGTAAAGGTACTGCTCCATCTGGACTGCGCTGTAATGCTAAAAAATCATGCCATTGTTGATCACTTGCAGTAGGAATTAAATTTCTCACTTGATCTTCAATTGGCTTGGGCACAAATAGTGACCAACTCAGTCGATCAAGTTGTTTGTGTTCATAAAATTTGTACAACAGCGGGGCTCGGTGTGGTCTGTTGGGTTTGCCCATCAAAAATAAAATGCGATTTCCTTGCCTGGCCAGTGGAACAGGTGCATGATAAATTGTTTTCAACAACATGAAATCAACATAGCCAACATCAATACCTGGCATGTGTTCATTGGTGTACTGAGTGTAATGATTGAACAGAACACAAAATTTCATACCAAGATTGTGTATGTACTTTTGTAGTTCTAGTGTTTGAGCGTAATTTTCAGAAGGGTTGCAATCTTCTTCTCTACAGCCTAGCACAACAACATCTCTACTTGTGTTGGCTGCGGTAGCAATATCAGTCAAAAGTTTTTGATAGGAAACAGGACTAAATTTACCACCAAAGTCGAATGTAATCACATGAGCCATGACAATTACTTTAGGTCTTGAACTTTAAGATGCTTGAGTGTGTTTTGTAGCATGCCTATTTGTCTGCGGCAGTCTTCTAGCGCATGGTGTGTGGTAGGTGGCATAGGCTGTTCAGGCCATAACGAGAACACTGTGCGGCTATCCCGTACCATATAGTACTGCCAGGGCAAGGGTTTGTTGTAGCTCTTGTAGGCATGTTCCAGGATGTTCATGTCGTATGTTGGACCTTGCGCCCACACACGTTTGGCATGCCAAATCAGTCGGCCCAGGCCGTCAAGTGCTTGATCTAAGGGTATACGATCTTCTTCAGCAAACGCTTCGTCACGTACCACAGCAGGTTGTGTGGCCCACCACTCTATGGTGCCTTGCTGTATGCTACGGGTTTCCTGGCTTTCCAGTGTGACTCTTGCATAGAATGATTGCTCGTAGTGGCCTGCGCCAAACGGATCAAACGCCTGAGCGGCAATGGTAAGAATAGTAGTGTCGGGGCCTGTTCCCAGGCCTTCAAGATCAATCATTAAGTCCATGCTATATTATAGCAGGAGTTTATGTTTGTGTCAATTAGCCAATTACCCAAGTCAACGGTTGTGAGCCGTCTACATACATTTTGAGTTGTTCAAGAAGAGCATCCATTTGAGTTTGCGCTTCGGCTTTCATGGCAGTGCCATTTAGGGTGCCACCGCCTTGTGGACCAGCAATTTGACCAAACTTCTCACGGGCTTCACCAATGATCATCTTGCAGTTGGCAACCATGTAATCTTTGATCCATTGTTGGATTTGGAAATCGCTGAGCAAGTTGATTTCAGGTTTTAGATTGTAAGTCCACAACAACACAGCTTCGCCGGTGCCTTTGGGATCACGAATCAATTGCAGTTTTTTGGTCACAGGATTGTATGTGTAGTTCATGTAGCCACCAAACATTCTGGCAGCCAGTTCCACATACTGTGAGTAAAAGTCGTATGTGGCCAAGCCGCCTGCCACGTTGAAGTTCATCAGATACACATTCAAACTGGCCTGACTAAACGGATCAAAGTTTGATGCAAAGGGTCCAGTTGAGTCACCGAATGTTCTGCGAAATATCTGACGTACACTTATGACTTCTTGCGGCAATTGGTAGATGTTTTCGTCTTTGACCAAGTACATGAAGCTGTAGCTTTCTTCATAGGCATTGTTGGCACGTTGACGATAGGTGCCAATTGTCTTTTGATATGCTGCTTCGTAATGTTCGGGATCTAGTTCAAGATCAATAATTTGACTGCCCAGCTGAAGTTGTGCATAATCTATGAGATTTTGCTTGAGCGTGGAAAGTGT